TATAGATTCATTTACAGCATTTTGACACTGTGTCTGTACACCTCTTGGGCTTGCAAAGTTAGAAGATGTGAGTTCTACCTCGTTCATCCTAACTAGTGTTTTGTTTGTTAGTGTAAGAAATGTCTCTGCCATAAGTACTTCCTAATATGTGATAAGGGGGCCAGTTGCCCAGCCCCCAAAGTATTATGCTAGTAGATCACGATCTACCTCATTAGCAGAACTTGATCCTGAGACATCATCCATGATTACGCATACAGCGTATACACGGATAATACCGCCAGTGATAGTTCCACTTGACGCATGAATCTCTACGTCAATAGTGTCTGCTGATGCAGTGAACACTGGTAAGTTAGAACATACACCTGTAGATGTAACCGCAGGAGTGTGATCCCCTGCTGATGCACCGTCTAGGTCAAATGACGCAGCAAAAATGTCTACGTCTGTTCCTGTGATACCAACGTGGATCGCAGAATCTGTGGTAGTACCTTCCATTGCAGTTTGTACTTTGAAACCTGCATGTAGGATCAAAGTGTTTGCAGGAACAGCAATAGCTTCAATAATATCATTAGCTGCTAGTGCAGTACCACTGTTTTGTAATATAGCATCTGCAAGATCGATGTCGTTCTGCAGAGTAACTAAGCTGCCACGAAGCTGCTTATTGCCAGTACCGCCATTGTTGGAAGTAGAGGCTGAGTTCGTGCTCATTGAAATAGTAGCCATTGTTCAGTCTCCTTTCTTACGCTGCGTTATACTTAGCTGTTACAAGACCTTCTGGACGAAGAATCTTTCTACCATATAGGTGCATACCACGAACAATGTCAGCAAAGCTGTCAGGGTCACGATATGATTCTGTTTTGTTGATCTGCTCTGCAGTTGCTACTGCTGAGTCATGTCCACCAACGATCACACCAAAATTTGCGTTTTGGTTTGCTGATCCAGATGTGCCTGGCCCTGTTCCTACTGCAGGTAGGTTTGAGGACACGTACATACGGAAGCCGTGAAAGTTGTTTACAACAAGACCGTTGCGAAGACCACCAGCCTCACCGTAGTCAGAGTTCATTAAGCGTGAGTCTTCATCGCGCAAGAGTTCCATGAACACGGGGTCAACAACTAGCCATCTGCCATCTGTATCAACTTGTTGTTGATCTAGCAAACGAGCCATACGAGCTACAACCATTGCTGGTGAAGCTGTTGCTGTTGGTAGTGAGGTTGCACCTGGCATACGTGCAGTTAGTGGGATAGAGTGCTCCCCTGCAGATGATGTTGTGATGTTACCGAAGTCACCCTTCTTTAGCTTCATTGAAGAAAGAAGTTCGTCTGAACCAGCAGAGATAACAGACTTAGAACCGTTTACGGTTGTGTTAGCTGTATCTGGTGATCCATGTAGTGCCGACTGTTTGAAACCACAAAGGTATCCAAGTACGTCTTGATCATACTGATCTTTTAGACGATATGCTGCACGATCTGTTGCAAGTTGCATAAAGTTAACGTGTGAGTGGGCTTCCTCTATGTCATCCATCTTAAAAGCAAAGTAGTTCGCTTTGTCAATAGTTAATTGAAAGTCCTCATCGTCTAAGTCTTGTGCTGTGACAGTTGTGCCACGGGTATAAGCTTGCACTGAGATTTCAGGTTCTTTGATAATCTGAACCGTATCCCCTTGTGCGCTTATCTCTCCGAAATAATCAGAGTTAGTTATTTCTCCTACAACAGTACTCTTGCGAAAAGCAAGCTGTACCTGTTTGGAGTAGATTACTGGGCTAAAATTACCATTAGGTAAATTGCCGTAACCTGACGCTGATGAAAAAGCCATGATAAAATCCTCCATTAGATGTTTGGCTTAGTTAGTAAGCTAACACTTTGAAAGAGGCTAGTGGTTCTAGGGTGCGAGTACCATACACTTTGGCCTTTGTGTACAGCATCGGGCCTATACTTAACTAGGTAGGTCTTACTTAGTAGTTGGGCTTAGTTAAGAAAAAGCATAAAGGTAGCTAATAATAGGGCTTTATGCTTTTACTTCATAAACATAGTTATATATACTTAATCCACTATGTCAATAGTTTTTTATCTTGCACCACCAGAAATATCATATACAAAGTTACGTTCTTGTATAGCTTTCATAATATCTTCTGATCGTGCTTCATATTCTTTGGCAGACATTTTCTGTACCTGCGACTCTAGAATCTTTCCTGAAACACCTTCACCGTCAATCTTAGTTGTTCTCTTTGTCTTAACTTGTGAAGCGGCTTCTTTAGTTGTTCTTTTTGTAGACTTGATGTCCATACCATTGTCAACTTTAAACAAGTCAATAACACGTACAACTGATCTAGGATCATCTTGATTTTCGTACAAGGCATCCTGTACCCACTTGGGCTGTTCGTTTGCCCAGTTGTGAAAGTCATCACTCTCACGTAACTCATCAAAGTCAGGATGCATTTTTCTTATTGCATTTTCTGATTTAATTCTTTGAGTTTGTTTATTAAGTTCTTTTAACTCTTGAACCTCTTTGTCTGTTTTTTCTGCTTCAGCTTTAGCAAATGATTTGAGTATGGCAGCAGCTTCTGGATTCTTTTTAGACCAAGCTTCTATCTCTTCTTTTGATTTAGGAGGGCGTAAATCTTCACTAGATGCATTTTCCATCTGAGCTTTTAATTCTTTTATTTCTTCAGACTGTTTATTTAAGTGCTTGCGTAGGTCACTGTACCGTTTTTTATACGTTCTTTCTTCAGCAGATAGCGTTTCTTCTTCAGCTTCTGTATTGGCCTCTTTCGTTTCGGTAGTTTCTTCTTGTTTAGAATTTGCTTCTCTTTCTTCCATTAGGGATTTTAGTTCTGCTTCATCCTGTTCTATGCGTTTTTGATTTGCTTTAAGTGCTGATTTATTTTGTACAAATCCTGCATTTTTTGGTGTTTCTACTTCTGTTAGTTCTGGCATGTTATTACTCCTTATGTTGGGGCCAGCCGTAGCTGGGTAGCCTTATTGTTATATGGATTTAGTTTTATATAGCGGCTGGATCTACATCAAATGGGTTTTCCGATCTTGCCTTTATGTTTTCTGCTTCTTCTTCTTCAGTAAAATCAAAAAGAGGGTTTTTATCATCATCTGTAGGGTCAACTATTTCAGTAGACGTGGGTGGTACTACAGGATCATCATCTGTAGAAGCTACTTTTGGTACAAGGTCTTTCCAACTGAAAGGTTTCTTATCTTTGAAAAAAGCTATTTCTGCTTCAGCTTTTACTATAGCCTTGTTATATATTGCTTCATCTTCAGCAGACAGGCCACCTGCAGCTATTTTACTTTGGGCTGCTTTAAGTATTGACTCTGCTTTTTTAGCAGCCTCAGATTCCATCTTGTTAACTAAAGTAGGGCCAGTAAATATTGAAGCACCACCTGTTAAAGTAAATGCAGCTAAACCAGCAAATACTTTTCCTATTGGATCTACTCCTACGCCTTTTCTATCACCGTAAGATTTCCATATTTTAGTTCCAGATATATCGTTCCATTTTGATACATCTGTATTAGCCCAAGTATTGATCTTTGGAGGTTGGTTTCCACCGTCATCATCATCGTCAAATTGTGCTGTATCTTCTACCTCACCTGCTCCTACTACACCCATGCCTTTAGGAACGTATCCTTCAGGTATAGGGCTAAGAGGTCTACCTTGAAAAAATATTATTTGTATCTGTGGTTTTGTAGGATGTATATAATCCTTAAATGTATATCCAGTAAACGTACTTGCTCCACCATAACCACCATAGCCACCGCCTGTTGGTAAAGGTATTGCTCTACCTTCTATGCCCTCTACTTCGCCACCCTCTTGCATCTGTTGTGGTGAACCACCTGATGTAACTTTTTCTGCAGCGTCTTCTACTTCTAGTTCGTCATCTCTAAAGAAAGACTCTTCACCTTTTTTGATACGTTGGAAACCTTGTTTAGCTGCATCCTGTAAACCCTCAAAGAACTCTGTACCGTAGTAACGCCTAGTAGCAGCGTCAATCATAAACTCATTAGGGCTTGCCATGATAGGTATATCATCACGTACTTCCGCTGGCATAGCTCCTACTGGAGCAGTATTACCGCTAACTGGATCTTTTGATTCACTTAGTATCTCATCCATTTGGCTTTCCATAGGACGTGTAGATTTAAACATTGGCGTATTAGTCTCTTCCATTTATTTCATCCCTTAAAAATGTCAACCTTCTTAGAGCAGCTATCTCACCTTGAGCACGATACATGTTTTCTATATTTGTTTCTTGCTCTAGTTTACGCTGTGACACCTCTATCTTTTCATTAAGTATTTCAATAAACGAATCCCAAAGAGGTTTATCATTTACTAACTTCTTTATCTTCATGTTCCTGTAAATCCTTGCTCACCTGGAACTGGTGCTGTGCCTGTGCCAATAGTTCCACCACCTGCACCTGTAGTATCTGCTACCCCTGTACCTGCAGGAGTTGTTGGAGCAGCTTGTGCTTCAGGAGATGGGGGTGGGGCAACACCTTCAGGTGGTTCTGGTGGTGTAGCAAACTTCTTGAGTATCTCAGCTTGTATAGCTGCATCACCAAGAGAGTTAGTTACTTTGTCTGGATCTAAGTCCATACTCTTAGCTATCTCTCGTATGATGTAATCTGATTTTACAAACGGTTGTAGCATAGGATTAGAAGCTACACCTAAGAACTGCATTAGGCGTTGGGATCTTACTTCGTTAGCCATGAGGCTTTCTGTACCTTGGGCTTTTACTTCTAGATCACCTTTTATTCCTTCATCGTAATCGAACTGCATATTAAATGCAAAGAACGCCCTACCTAGTGGAGCTATTAAGTAGTCATCTACGTTCTTGACTACGTTCCGTATACTGCCGTTGGCAGCAGACATAAGCATGGAAATACCACTAGCAGTACGCCCCACACCCTGTACGCCTGTCTGACCATGAGCGAAAGATGGAAAGCCAGTTGATTCATCTGCTAATACCCTTGCTTTATCAAATAGCTGCATGTTTTCTGCAGCAACGTTTGGGAACTTAGTGCCAAATATGCCTTGACCTGGAGCACCACCTTGTCTACGGAACACCTTGCCTGGATACACACTCAGGTCTTGACCTGGTACTAAGTTAGTTTCATCTACTTCAATAATAAGATTACCACTTAATGCAGCATTATCTATTGCCATACGCATGAAGCCGTTCATCAGGGTCTGTGTATCATCCATGTTTTCAGCTATACCTACGCCAAAGAAAGAGTATGGGTTTAGCTCATATGGTACAGCATAGTAAGGTATACGTGCTGGTTTAAATGGATTAAGAACTAAACGTAAAACTTTACCGTTACATATCCAAGCATTTACACTTAGTTGTTCTGAGTCTTTTAAATCTTTTGGTATTACTACACCGTGATCTTCTAGTATGGATGTATCTACATATCCCCAAAACTCTAGGACTTCATATCTGTATGGGGCGTTGCTGTACTGTGCATCGTCCTCCATGTCTTGTTCCCAGTATTTCTTCTCGTAGGACTCACCCATCTCTATTGCTTCATTTATAGAGTCTTCTCTAAAGAAAGGTCTAGACTTTAATCCACGCATTTGAGAGCGTGTCATACGATGTCGTTCTACTACATACTCTGCTTCATCCATGTTGTAAGCATCTGGGTCTGGGTAAAAGTTCCAGATAGATACGTGACTTGTGGATGGTACAGTCTTAACTGTAGGATCGTACTCACCGTCTTCGTTCCAGTTAGCGTACTCTTTGTCTATCGCAAACGGACCTTTCATAATCCCTGTACCAAACAACGCCATCTCAAAAGAAGTGTGGCGCAGTTGTTTATTAGCGCCACTTTCTTCTAACTGATCATGTATTTTCTTTTCCATCTTCTTAGCTGCAATCATAGCAGGATGAAATGTAACTGTGTCCTGTGTAGTACCTGGACCTTCTATTATTTTATCTGAAGCATACTCTAGCGTATCCTCTATCGGACCCATACGCTTCATGCGGTCATACATGGTTTCGCCAGGTTTCAGTTTGTTATCAGGATCAAACAACAATGTAACTGGGGGTTTTTTACCAAAGGCATCTTCTAACTGGTCTTGTGCTTGTTCAGTCTGGGGGTTAATACTGATGTGCATAGACTCAGCTACACCTTCAGGTAATGTTGTTGGATTAACTGTAAGGGGGAAACGAGAGCTACCAAACAAAACATCTACAATCTGACCATACGCAGCTAGTGTTTTAGTCTTAGTAACTTTAATAAATACTCTAGACTTCTCAGTTTCAGTAAACTGTACGTCTGTATTATATAAACCACGATAGTTTCTATAGGCACGTAGCCACCTATTCTCATCTGCAAACCTAGCGTCTTCTGCTCTTTTAAACTTAGAAGTAACAAAAGCAACAACGCCTTGTGCATCTAGATCATCTGTTTCTTGGATGACAGATACTTCGTCTGTCTCAAATAATTCACCTTGTTCATTTTCTGTAACCATGTTATTTAATATCCAAATGTTTTGTCTGCAGCTTGAAAGCCTGTCCTATGAGACATAGGGTTATAATCCCACAAAGAACTACGTGGTCTTGTCATTATACCATACCTTAATGCATCGTACAAGTGATCTTCTGAGTTTGTGTCTACATCTTCAGGGTTCTTTTTATCTAAAGGTATCCCTGGAAGTTGTGCTATCATGTTGTTGCAAGTAGAGAAGAACACTAGTCTTGGCTCCTCAGTAAACTCGTCTACTTGCAAACGGTGGTGAAGCTCGTTTTTACCTGCCACCCTTGAACCTTTTGATCTATCAGATGGCCTCCAACGCAAGCCTTTCTGATTCATCTGTTCAGCCAAAGAAGGGCCAGTGTCTCCACGTTTATGCCACAGGGAGCTATCCAACACACCGTACCTGATATTGTCATCTTGTTCTATATCTAATATCATATCCGCTAAGTCTGTTGCTGTAACTCTTGAACAGTATAACTCTCTGTATACTATCAGTTGCTCACTTGGACTCACTGCCAACCAAACAACTCCTGTGTAACTTCCGTAGCCATAGTCACATGCCCTAAATCTTGCCCAGCTTTTAGGTATATCGTATGGATCTACTACGTGTATCTGTCTATTAAACTCAGGAAAAGCTGCTCCTTCGTTTACATCCCAGTTCCCTTCTAGTAACTGCTTTCTCTGGTGCTCTGGTAGTGATAGAAGCATGGCTTCGTAGTCACCACTCTCAGCTAAGTAAGGATTATCAAAGAGACTAGCAGGTATGAACCTTCGCTTGAATAGGGGTTGACCAGCTTTGCTATGCCCTTGTGGAAACTTCAGAACCTCACTAGTCTCTATGTCCGTTGCCCAAAATGGCGTGTTAGGCTTTGCTGGGTCAATGAACATCTTCTTAACCCAAGAGTGACCTGGGCCACCTGGGTTTGTAGTTGCTCTCATATACAGACCTAAGTCTTTGTTTGCACTACGTAATCGGGATCTCATGTAGTTCCACGAGTAAGGACTGTTCCACTGTGTTAACTCGTCAAATGCTACGTAATTAAACGCCTGACCTTGGTAGCGCATCACGTCTGTATCTCTATCCAAGTACGACATCCAGAGTGTGCCGCCTCTTGGTGTAGTCCATTGCGACTTACGCTCAGACCACTTTATGTTAGGTATTGCTTTAGGGTATAACTCTTGGCTTTTCTGTATAAGTTCCCTAAGTTCTTCTGTTGTGTGTCGTACAAGTAGTCCACTAAAGTCTTTATTGTTTAAGTTGCGTAGTGGATCAGCTAGTGTTGCGTAGCTTTTCCCGCCTCCGGCTGCCCCACCATATA